ATATTATGGACCTAGTTCAGGTGTATATACTGACCAATGGCAAGTATCCTCACTCGATAGAGAAGGGTATATTCCACTACCTACCATAGGTACGTGGTATTTTGTAATGACAGCAACTGATTTAACCGGAGAAGAGTCAACTTACTCCAATGAAGTTATGAGAGAGCTTACAGACCCCACGGGGAAAAAGCCTAAAAGGCTAGTAATAAATTTAGCGGTGCGATAATGAAAGGTGAATGGGGGTACTTTAATAAATATGTAGATAAAATCACTTGTGAAAAAATTATTAGAGAGCTAGAGCCTTTGTGCACACAAGAGGGAAAAATTGGTCCTGTAGGGGATAATATAAATACTTCTGTTAGAAACACAAAAATTTGCTTTATAGAATATACTGATTCTAGATTTACTTACATATTTGATATTTTTTGGAGAACGGCTCTTATAACTAATGACCAGTTCTTCCAATTTAACATTTCTAGACTTAATTTTTTACAGTTTTCTAAGTATGAAGGCGATCTAAACTCACAATATAAAAAGCACAAAGATGTTTTCTGGATAAATGGTGACCCCGTTTATCATAGGAAATTAAGTGGTATGCTACAGCTTTCTGACCCAAATTCCTATGAAGGAGGAGAGTTTCAAATAGTTGACTATAGTATAGAGTCTAGACCTCCCCCTTCGGATATACGAGAACAGGGAAGTATACTTTATATACCTTCTTTTGTTGACCATCAAGTAACTCCAGTTACTAAAGGCACTAGGTATAGCATAGTTGCTTGGTTTGAGGGGAAAAAATGGACTTAAATATGCAGTGGGTTTTTTACTTTTCTACTAATCCTATTACTTTTTATGATCTAAATCTTTATTTAGGCACTTGTTTATATCCTATAGAGTACCATCTAAAGTGAAAGATAACTTAGTGAGGTTTGCCGTCGTTCTAGGCGCAGGGCTAATCATAGTAGAAGTATTTTCTCTAATGATATTATTTGGAGTAATGCTTCTCATGAAGTTTGGCTATATACAGGGAGTATATTAATGCTAACAAGTGCAGAGGCTGAAAAATTTCTTATTAGAGAGTTGGAACAATTTTTCCTAGAAATTCAATCCCTAGAAGAGCAGAAAGGCGATATAATAACTCAGTCTAGAAAAGAGTGGGCAACCTGTCTCGCAGACTTCCTACTAGCTCTTGAAAAATAGTTCTTGATTTCTTTTCTCATCTTGCGTATAATATTCTCATAGTTTGGGAAAGCGACAAACGACAAAATTTATAGGGTCACATCATGGTGACCTCGTTAAAGCCCTACGTAAGGTGCTCATACCGAGTTCGCAATAAAGCCCCGCAGGTATCGTCAGATACTTCTTTATTGCGTTAAGCAAACTCCCCGGAGCTGGTAACCGGGATTGAACTTAGATTGGCAGCACTGTGGGAAGCGCAAATCGACAAGACTAGAACAAGGTTCGAATCCAACCAATCTTTATTGTTGCTAGTTTACCGAGGGGGTAAACATAGATGACGATCTAATAGCAACACACAAGAGTGCTATTGCTGACAGAACTCACGCGTGTGACTAGTGATGTACCGAGCATTTACCACTCTAGTACTGATAGTATCGTCTCACACCCGAGAACTCAGTGGGGAAACGACACCCCATAATCCGAGCAAGAGATCGCAACTCTGGTTAGCTCTGGAAGGATCCGGTAACCTTCCACTTATTCTAAATACAGTTAACTCTAGCTGTATTCATAATAAGGAGATTATTATGCCAGTTAAACCTAAAAAAGATGAGACTGAACAAGAGTTTATTGCACGGTGTGTACCTCAAGTAATTCGTGAAGGATACCCACAAGATCAAGCAATTGCTATCTGCTACACTTATTGGAAAAATAAAAAGTCTAAGAAGGAGTAACTAATGAAGGCTTGGCAAATGCGTGAAAAACTCCGAGAGGGTGAAGTTCTAGTAACCTTTAAGAAGAAAAATGGTGATATTCGCCAAATGCTTTGCACACTTAAACATGACATTGTTCCTGAGGTGTACGGTAGTGCTCCTCCCTCCGATGAGCTAGTCACTGCTTGGGATCTTGACCTTGGTGGCTGGCGTTCATTCAAAGTAGCTTCGGTACTAAATTTTGAAATTCAAGGCTCTGTACAATCAGCTTGAGACGGAGTTTGAGGCAGAAGGCTTTTCAGAAGCCTTTGCCCATGTTCTTGATTTAGACCCCGATTGCGAAGAAATTATAGTTGTTCAACTAGACTATATCGAGGAGGTAAATCCCGATATCAGTAAGACTGGAAACGGCTTTGCAAGCGCGTAATGATCGTATTGAAAGCCGAGAGCTACTATGTAGCTAATAGGTACTCAATATGGAGACAGTAGATATCCGTCTGCTTAAAGCTCAAACACAAGCAGAGTTAAATAGACTAGAAGCCCATTCTACCGCAAAAGAAGTAGCCGGTAAGGCAATTGGTAAGCACGGGCTAGCATATATAACACTAATTGTAGCAATAGGCGTTGCCGCTAGTCTCGTACTAGACAATGAAAAGATTGCTGCCGTAATGGGCTTACTAGGAGCATCTCTAACAGCTCTTATTAGCATGTTAAATGGCATTGCTGGGGCTAACGAGAAAGAAGAGAAGCCTGAGTTCGGAGTAATCAAAGAACTTATCGGTAAGCTGGACAAGTTAGACCGAGAAGAAATGCCTATGCGAGTAGATGTAGAAGGCGACCATGTTACGGTTACAAAGGGTAACGATGTGGTTAGTGCTAGGAGACTATCACTATGATGACTCTATTTTCTACATTTATGAGCTTTTTTGCTGGCGGACTACCCAAGATACTGGAGTTCTTCCAGGATAAGCAAGATAAGAGTCACGAGCTGCAGATTCTTCAAATGCAAAAGGACCGTGAGCTAGAGATGGCAGAGCGGGGTTTTCTAGCTCAACAAAGAGTCGAAGAAGTAAAAACTGAGCAGATTCAACTACAGACAGACGCTCAGGAACGCGAAAATCTATATAAGCATGATATTGAAATAGGCAAAGGCGCAAGCCAGTGGATGATTAATCTTCGTGCCTCTGTACGCCCTGTTGTCACTTATATATTCGTGCTAGAGTTGGTAGCACTTAATGCTGCTGGTGTATGGTATGCATATACTCAGGGAGTGCCCTTTGCTATTGCAATGGATAACGTATTCTCCGAAGATGAGATGCTAATCCTATCCTCAATCATAGCCTTCTGGTTTGGTACACAAGCATTTGCTAAAAAATGAAAGTATCACGCGCTGCAATAGATATGATTAAACACCACGAAGGCGTTCGTCTTCGTCCGTACCGATGCCCTGCCCTCCTATGGACGGTAGGGGTCGGTCATGTTATTGATCCAAGTCACATCGGTGTTAAGTATGAGGATAGGAAAAATTTACCGATACCCGCTGGCTGGGACAGAGTCCTCACTATGGATGAAGTCGACGCTATTCTTGCTAAAGACCTTAGTAAGTTTGAGCAAGGTGTGGCCCGAGCTTGCCCTGTCTCTGTTACTAGTCAAGGAATGTTTGACGCTCTTGTCTCCTTTTCTTTCAACGTAGGATTAGGGAACTTACAGCGTAGTACGCTTCGTATGAAGGTTAATCGAGGAGAGTATGAACAAGCTGCCGAAGAGTTTCTCAAGTGGACAAAGGGCGGTGGTAGAGTACTTCCTGGACTAGTAAAGCGTAGGCAAGATGAGCGTGCTGTCTTTATTCGTGGCATACCTTAGCCCACTTAGCACAATAGGTAGTGCAGCTGATTTGTACTCAGCAGGTTGGCGGTTCGATTCCGTCAGTGGGCACCACTAGGATATATTATGGACAGGGATAAAGTAGTTTCCTATATTTACATCACCACTATACTTACTCTTAGTATAGTAATTGTATCAGTAGCTATCGTGCTACTGGCCGGTCTTTTTGAAGATAATGTAGACAATGATAAAATCTTCGAGATGCTCGGTCCCGCGTTTAACACTATTGTTGGGGCTTTTGTAGGCTTATTAGGCGGACTGTCTTTAGGCCAAAAGTCAGACGACCAAAAATAGTTCTTGCACTATTATATTTTTCTTAGTATAATATATTCTGTAAATTGGAAGTGTGGCCGAGTGGTTGAAGGCACCTGTCTTGAAAATAGGCAACGGCTTATAACCGTTCGTGAGTTCGAATCTCACCGCTTCCGCCATAAAACTAGGAGATTATTATGAAGCCTAATATAAAAGTAGTCCTTGACGCAATCTTTGAAGAAGGTATTGGGTTTGGTCTGAACCGCGCATTCAAGCACACGGATACTCCTAGTCGTGAAGATATCTCTTTTGTAGTATATAATGAACTTTGGAATGCCTGGGATCGCTGGATGGTAGAACAGAACAACGACGATACCCAGATGTAGCACAGCTTGGTAGTGCACTCGCTTTGGGAGCGAGGGGTCGCAGGTTCGAATCCTGCCATCTGGACCAAAATATATGCAAGCATTTATAATAACTTTAGTTAATAATGAGTGGAGTAGCTATTTAGCTAGTAGCTGTATACAACAAGCTGAAAAATTCAATATTCAAGCTAAGATATTTGAAGCTATAGTTGGAGACACCTATCAAGAACACTTAAATAATAATAAGTTATTTCTTAATCCTGAAAGAGGATCAGTATATTTTTCTTCTGGTACATATGGGTGCTTTCTCAGTCACTTTTACCTATGGAATAAATGCATAGACTTAAACGTACCAGTTATAGTTTTAGAGCACGATGGTTTCTTTATAAGAAATCTACCAGAAGATATATTATTTAAGTTTGAAGATGTATTAAAATTAGATTGTTATAACCCCTATGATAGTGCTTACGGTGATAAGATTAGCAGCTCTATAAATAATTCATTAAGTTTTACAAATAATATAAAGGGAATATATAATCAAAGAGGATTTGGTTGGTATACTTGGGGTGCTTATGCTTATATTATCAAACCAAGTGGAGCCAAAAAATTAGTTGATTATTCTAAAACTTATGGCTTTAGTTCTGCGGATAATATGTTAGGGGATAGAGTAGTCTCAATTACACTCCCCTCTTCGCCCATAGCTAGACTTCATCCAGTATTTAATGGGGATAATATCAAAAAGCTGAGTACAATAAAATGAAAAAAGTAATTGAAAACGGGCACGTAGCTGTTATACACAACTGTGGCTGGGGTCAAGCCTGGTATTCTTGGCATGGAGTTGAAGAACTTCTATTTCTGCCAGAATTAGTAGAGATTGTTTCTTCAAAAAGGGAAACTCTGGATGAAGAAATAGCTAAAGTTTTAAAAAATTACGATCTTGAGCATAGTTGGTTTACCGATTTGGGTATCACTTGGGTGCCTTTGGCGGCACGGTTTATTATTATAGA